ACTTTCCCAAAAAAATTAACGTTGTGACCATAAAAAATTTTTACGCTCTCCCCGTTTTTTTATTTTTATTTTTTTGTGACGATAAAAAAAAAATTATTTTTGAAAAGTATTTAGAATTATTCTCTCCCTCTGTATTATATGGAAACATTAGGAAACAAATTTGTGGCAAAAAATGGCATAAAAACAACAAATAAATATTATTGTGAAGTATGTGATTATAAATGCTTTAAAAAATACAATTGGAATAAACATTTATTGACAGCAAAACATAACAATACAACATATGGAAACAATATGGAAACAGAAAATGGCAAAAAGTGGCAGAATAATTGTTGTGAAATATGTAATAAAGAATTCAAAACTCGTTCTGGGTTATGGAAACACAATAAATTTTGTAAAATGGTCACAACAAATTATGCTAACAATACTGAAGAACCTGATAAAGAATTAATGATGATGATAATCAAGGATAATTCAGAACTAAAAAAAATGATGTTGGAACAGTCAACTATTATGATGAAAGTATTAGAAAATGGAACAACCAATAACATCAATAATACAACCAATTCGCATAACAAGACATTCAACCTTAATTTTTTCTTGAACGAAACATGCAAAAACGCAATGAACATTACTGATTTTGTTGAATCGATTAAGTTTCAATTATCAGACCTAGAGAGAGTTGGAGAAATTGGTTATATAGAAGGCATCTCTAATATAATTGTAAAGAACCTCAAAGACCTTGATGTTACTCAAAGACCGGTTCATTGTACTGACAAGAAGAGAGAAACAATGTATATTAAAGATGAAGATAAATGGGGAAAGGACGAAGAACAGAAGAAAATGCGCGTGATGATTAGAAAAGTAACAGTTAAAAACGCCAGAATGTTACCCAAATTCAAAGAAGTTCACCCAGATTGTATAATAAGTAATTCTCAATTTTCTGACCAATACAATAACATTATTATGGAAGCAATGGGTGGATTGGGAGAGAATGAGGTTGAAAAAGAAGAGAAAATAATCAAAAAGGTATCCAAAGAAGTAATGGTTGGAAGAGATTTTCTTTAAGTTGTTTTGAAATATTATTTATTTCAATATTTAAACAACCAATGATTTTCAATACTTTTCATACTCTTGTTTTTCAGTGTCCCGACCCAAAATATATTTTTCATTTTGTTACCACAAAATATTGATAATTTACATAAATTATTTTTATGTAAATTACTATTTACAGTTTTTCAACTTACATTTACGAGTGGACGGTTGTCGTGTATAATTTTTAGTATCTTTTATTCCGTATGTTCTTTTTGTTTCTCGTTTTTTCCCGCCACTTTGTCCAGGAAGTTGCTTATTGGTTAACCATTCTGTTGGAACAGGTTTTCCTAGTTCGGAACGTGCATAAGCATCTGCGTTTGCCAATGCTTTTTTAGATTCATCGCTAATATTGGGTGAACTCATTGAATACATTGAAAATCCAACTATACCAACTAATGTGGTTGCTCCAACAATAATAAAAATTGAGCTCATTATATTATAATAATAAAAAATAATAAAAAATAATAAAAAAAATAATAGCAGATAATAATGCGACACTGATTCCCGATTTGAAGGCAAATGACCCAGACTGCGTCAAAAATTTTCCGACCTTTTCTCACCAATATAATAAGCTGATAATATAATCGATGGTCGGAATAGGATACAACGATGTCGAAAAATGATGTAAATAAGTCGTAAAATTGCAAAAGAAGTCTCCATCTAAAAATAACGATTTATAATGGTGTGAAATAATTGTATCCTATACAATTTGAAGTCTAATTTTCTTTTTAAATCTCTCCTCGTTAACAAATAAGAATAGTTTAAACTTTTTACAAACATAATTGTCGAAGTCGTTGCTCAGCGTTATTCTGGAAGACATTTTCAATTCTGGGATGTAGACGACGAACTGATAAAGCCCGTCGCTCCGTTTCATTTTGTCGAATAAATATCCGTCGTAATGTTTCTCCATCGCAGTTTTATTGGTGTAGCATAAATTTAATAGGGTGCTGTCGGTTTGTATTTTTCTAATGGAACGCATGGACGAATTAATAAACGCAATCTCCCCCACCCATTTATCGTAAAATGCTTCTGATTTGTCCGACAATTCCGTAATAGCATATAATTGTTGAAACTTAATGATGTTCAACAAATCCACCAACCGGCGGATGGGACTGGTGATATGAACGTAAGCGTCTACGTTAAGTAGGTTGTGACGTGTATTGTTTCCGATGGACGCACCATCTATATACTGCCCCGAAACGCTGTTCCAAATTTTGATATATTTTTGTACTTCTTCTGGAACAACATCGGGAACAACATCGTTCGCAGTCGTTGTCCCCGCCTTCAAAATGGTAGAACGAAAGATGCCGGTTTCGTGTTTAATAAATACCATCGCGCAATTATAATTCATCAATATCATTAAATAACATACAAGTTCGGTGCTGGTTCTAACGTCGGCAACATACGGATTATCTATGGATAATTTTTGCGTCAAGTTTAGCAAAACTGGATATGTTGGGTCGGCAATCAACGCACGCTCTTCGTAGCAATAATTTTTAAAAACATTGATGAAACAGTTGCTGAACTTGATGTCAATTATTTTGTCTTTTTGTATGAACAAATCCATGACGAATGCTATTCTCGTAGTATTTTCCTGTAAACTGCACAAACAATCCGACAAAATGGTAGGCAACATAGGTCTCTTTTTATCTGGCAAGTAAATGGTAGATATTCTTCTGGAAAAGGATTCCCACAGATTAAGCGAGTCCATCCATATGGTCACATTTGAAATGTATATACTGAGTTGTTGAATGTTATTTTCGAGTTTAACGACGCTAAATCCGTCGTCGAAATCGGTGCTTTTTGGCGGGTCAATCGTAATAATATGCCAGCATTTTTGGTCGGTTCTGTCTTGAATATTTGGGTGTTTTGATTTAATCATGCTAATCAAGTCGTCGTGCGACGTGTTTCCGATTGCTTTAAAGGCGTCCTTTTGAAATTTTTGTATGGGTACGTTTAACGTTTTGCAGTATAACTGGTATTCATAGTAATTTTCGATTACATCAACGGTGCCGATAACATTATCAAGTTTTGCTCTTGGATGCTTGTCGGTCCATTCATTAAAAGAAATGGTAACATATAAATTTTGGATGACTTTTGAAAACCCGAGTTTTTTAATTTCGTAAGGAACCAAAAACTCGGGTATGCGAATGTCGTCGGGGACACATTTATACAATAATTTTCCGGGGATGGTGCTCTTTTTTGTTTTCCCAACTTTTTGTTGTCTGCCGTATGTTTTATTGTTTGCTAAAATAAGGACGGCTGGAATGGGTGGTCCGCTTCTAATCGAAGAGTGCGACAAACAAACGCGGTTGTCATTATCAACGGTAAACACGTCATTGGAAAACAATTTATTTTCAATAGGATTAATATCTATATCAATCCTATTGAAATTATTCGCGTCAAACACCTCCCACGAGGTGTAATTGCGGTCATTTATGTGAATTTTATAACTTGTCATTTGTATATTTATATAGCGAATAGTCTTTAAACCTTTTATCAACACATTTGAAACATGAACGCACCATAATATATCAATCGTTAATCATTACACCCTTGGTAATTTAAAACGATGTCATCCTATTAGGCAACGTTTAAATTAGGTATTAATTATACGGCATTAACCATCGCTCCTCCTCATCCTCCTCTCATTGTACGACGACGCGAATTACGCGAACGACGTTTATTAGATTTAGGACGAGTATGTTGATTTTTAGATTTGTGGCGACGCGAACGTATTTTTCTGCGTGTTGATTTTGTTGTTCGTTTAGGATTACCGAGAGAAAAGAAGGTTTCAAACATATTATACTATATAGTAACAAATAAATATTTTGTTAGAAAATATATTGTAATTAGTTTGTTCATTCTACTTTATTACTCGTCTCTGTGGTAGCGTTGTCGGTTGATATAGGTTCAACGTTCGGAACTTCCGTTGTGGCCGATTCGTCGTTTAATTCGCGAATGTCTGCCTTTTTAACCATATTTCGTTTAATATTTTGATTTTGTAGTGCGTGCTTTGCGATGTGAGGTAAAATGGCTATATTATTCATATATGTTCTATAATAAAAACAAGTAATGCTTGCATTATTAATGAATTTGATGCTATACCACCAATACGCAGGGACAAAAAGGGTCTTTCCCGGGGTTAGAGTAAATTCCAAACATTTAATTTTATTGAACTCGTTTTCATATTTTTGTTGCGGAGTCCACGGGTTTACGGGAGAATTAAATTCGTAGTTATCATAATCGCTGTTTGGGTATAAGTATTTAATGCTGTGAGGGGGGGTTAGTTTAATTTGAGCGCTTCCTTGCGTTAAAAGGAAATAATTACGGTAATTAATTTCGTACCTAAATGGCGAACACGTATTATTGCTACCAAACATGATGTCGTAATTACAATTAGAAACCATATATGGACGTAAAAAATCGTCGTTTCCCTTAATGTGTTTGGTCGTACACGTTTCTTCCAAGAAATCCCCGTTTTTTTCAGAAAAATAGGCGCCTTCCTTATCTTCGTTGAATAATTTAACTGCCTCATTCAACGTAAGAGGAACATATAATTCGTCGACAGTTCCAAATTCTGTTGTATTTCTAATATTAACTTCAAAAACTGGATATTTATTAGATAGGTTAGTTTTATTAGATGTCTCTATTATTTGGTCGCACTCAAAATCAAACACCACTGGTTGGCGTATGTCGCAAATTTCTTCCAATCGTTCTTTGGACGGTTGGTCAACCTCGTATATTTCTAAATCTTCGCTTGTTTTTAAATGGAATTGAACGTGCAAATAAATGAATACTACTAAACAAAATATAAATAGCCCTATTATTATTTTCATTATAAATCTTAAATAAAAATAATAATATTTTTTTCATCTTGAAACGAATGTGTTATTTTTACATACACAAAAAATAAATAGAAACATTTGTAAGAAATATCACAACTTTATAAATTTAAATACCTTCTTTTTCAAATCGGATATTGTTATCGTAGCAATAAGTTTCAAAGAATTCAATTCCTTTGTAAGGATATTTTTTATTATAACGAATAATGATATGTTTTATACTGTGATTATATTTTTTTAATATTACCGGAATACTCGGCATTCCAATATTATTTGTTGAAAGCAATAATTTTAATTTTTCTAAACGGGGCAAACTCGTTAGAAATTCAACAGAGTTTATATTGTCCACAGATATAGTTAGATATTTCAACGATTTACTTTCAATCATATCTATATCTATCTGTGTTAAAGTTTGTATAGTTAAGGTTTCTAAATTTTGTAAATATTTAATTCGTTCAATATTATGATTATATGGTTTTGAATAATGTGGTGATTTCTGCTCAATGATAAAATTGTCTATTTCTTTTACATTCAAATTTACAAATCTTGGAGGATGAAACGGTTCGTGTGAATTATATCGATTACCGTGATGTATGCATATTTGTGAATAAGATAATATTTTATTCATATCTATTATTTCTTTATTTTTTATTATTATATTTTCTTCAAGTGATTTTACCTTATCTAGACATTGACTTACACTAACATACAACGTTGATAATGTGTCATTTTGTTTTTGAATTGTTTCTTCAAGAGTGTTACATTTATCTGTTATTTGTTTTATTCTTTTATTTGTTTTATTTATTTTATCATCCATATTGATATTTTCTTGTTCTAATGAGAATTCAAAATTTATTTTGACTAAACCACCAATTAGCACGTCAAATTTAATAATCAACTTATTTTGAATAACGAATATATTTACAATGTAATCATTATCGGTTATTGACAAACATTTTGTAATAATAGCATAAGCATCTTTTGGTTGTATATTTGATAATAATTTTTCTAAATCAATTCCAGCAAGTGTATGATATTCATAATCATTAAGTGTGTCCTTCACCGTAATGTAGCATTCATTAAATTCAAAACTAAATTCAGTAATAATTGTATATGTTTCATTATGAGTGAATGTATTTTTCATTTTGTTTATTGTTTATTCTAAAAAATACTGGAATAAACAATTCAATTTTATTTTTGATTTGTTGAAATCAAGCATTATTTAGAAACTCCTTTTCAATTTCATTTTTCAAGTCAAGTTGTTGGAATTTATCATCAACCTCAACATTGTCTTCAGGTTTGGCGGAATCATCGTCAACCACTTCTTCGGAAGGTTCTGAATGTTCGGGTTCAACCGCATCAACAACTGCTACAACATCATTATTTGTTGTAGCAATCTGTTGTTCTAAATCGGCAATTGCACATTCATAATCGGCAAACTTTGCGTTTGTTTCCGCAACAAATGTGTCGTATTTTTGAATAAGTGACTTAACCAACTTTGACGACTCTGCCATTCCTGTTGAAAGAGCATTAACGCGTTCTGTATCCTGTTTATTTTTTTCAAGTTCGTTAATTCTCTCTATCAAACTTAAAAAAACACTATTATCAACAATTTTAGAATTGACAGGAAGATTTGAACCATCTAAACCATCTCCGTCGGAGTTGTTTTCTTTATCAATAACCCATTGCTCAAGGTGTCCTAGGCGCAACGTGATTAATCCAACCGCATCAGAAACACTTAATCGTTTGAATGGTTGAGTTCCTTTAGATGCGTCGTGTTGTTGTTGTTGTTGTTGTTGTTGTTGTTGTTGTTGTTGTTGTTGTTGTTGTTGTTGTTGTTGTTTGTAATTAATCTGTCGTCCATTTTGAGGAGGAGGTTGGTTATTGAATGCGGCAGATGACCCGATAGATGTTACCGGTCTGTTACCAGACATTCGTTGCGGAGTTTCGCTGGTTCTTTTAGCTCTTGCAGACGCGAGTGATCGGGAACTCATAATACTAAATGTTGATAGATTGTTTCTAAATAATTAACGCAGCAATATAATTAATTTTACAACCGTATGGATAATTTTAGGCAACCATTTTATATTTGATGGATTCGTGACTCTTGTAATTATGTAGTTCAAAGTCTTCAAATACGTAATCGTTAATATTCTCTCTTACTTGTTTAATAGACACCGTAGGGAACTCGAATGGTTTACGTTCCGACTGAATTTTTGCGTTTTCAAAATGGTCTTCGTAAATATGACAATTTCCCTTAAAATAGACAAACTCGTATGCTTCCAGTCCGCAATGGACCGCTATTAAATGGGTGAGAAAACTATAAGACGCAATATTAAACGGTGTTCCGCAACATTCGTCGTTGGAGCGCTGGGTCATCGCACACGATAATTTATTTCCGTCGTGGACGTTAAATTGGCATAAAATATGACATGGTGGGAGTGCCATTTCATTTAACTGGCACGGGTTCCACGCTGTCATAATTAATCTGCGACTGTTTCTGGTTTCTGGATTTTTAAGGGTCTCGATGATTTGTTGTAGTTGGTCAGGACCGTCGTTCGGTCCATATTCTTTGTTTCGGTCCCATTTAGCATTAAAATGTCGCCATTGGTGTCCGTAAATAGGACCGAGTTCTCCTTCCTCGTAATGACCGAGACCACGTGATTGTAGGTATTCTTTTTCGGCGTTGGCGTCCCATATATGGACGTTTTGGTCTTTTAGTATATTATTGCTGGTTTTGCCGGAAATGAACCACAATAGTTCTTTAACGCACGTTTTCCAGGCGACCCTTTTAGTAGTTAAAATGGGGATTTTATTGTTCCTCAAAGAAAACCGCATCATGTTTCCAAAAATGCTTTTTGTTTTCCCATTGCGTCCTTCTTCATAAAAGCCGTCTTCCAATATATGTTTAATAAGCGTCAAGTATTGGTCTTCTTCTTTATTGGCGACCACGAAATCAACGTCGTTTAGTTCAAACGCCCAATGTCTGCTGTATTCTTCAATATTATGTTCCGTCATAATATAATATTTAGAATGTTTTTAAATTTAAATAATAATGATATTATGGGTTTTAGATATATTAATTTCTAATTATAAAACATATGGATGATTCTACCGAAAAAAATAAAAACTTTTTCAAACACGTTTTCAATTTTGACGACGACTCGAAAAGCGAAATATTAAACATAATCCAATACGCATTATTATCAGTTATACCTATTGTCACCTTGAATAAAACCATAAAAAAATATGTTCCTGAAGCGGACGACAAAAAGGGAAACGTTGAAATAACTGCCGAAATCTTAATTCAGGTAATCGTAACCTTTATGGGGTTGTTGCTAATTCACCGAATGATTACATTTATTCCGACATATAGCGAAGAAAAATACCCGGATTTTCACATAATCTATATTATTTTAGGAGTATTGATGATATTAATTAGTTTGCAGACTAAATTGGGAGAAAAAATCAACATTTTATTTGACCGATTAAACGAATTCTGGAACGGTAAACCACAAGTTCCTGTAAAAAAACATAATGTAAAAGTTTCACAACCCATAACAGGTCAGCAACAACAACAACAAATTAATTCAATAACATCGCAACCTAATTATGCGGTTGGAACGGCGATAAGTTCGCTCCCAACAAACGAAGAACAATATGGAGGGGAAAATTCGATGCAACCTCAACAATTGCCCAACTATAATGAGATGTATAGGAAAGACAACAATCCGTTGGTTGATGCGGGTGGTCCCGGAAGTGGTAGTCAAGAGCCGTTTGCGGCTAACGAGGCTTTGGGAGGAGGTGGGTTTGGCAGTTCTTGGTAAGAAAAAAGTTTGTGTGATATAATATAATATAAATTGAAATATTAAATATAAGATGTGTATTTAATATTAATATGAACTGTAACAAATTATTAAAAGCGTTGGACGACGAATCGAATGATGTTTTGCTGAACTTTACCACGGAAAAAATAATAGAAATGAATTTAAAGATTTTAAATGAGTTGGCTCTCACGAAAAAAGAGACGGACGACATGATGCGAAAATTGCGTGACTATATATATGTTGACGAAATGAATGACTTGAAATACGGTTCTTATATTCGGTGGATACCGATAGAAGACCCCGAAAACATAAATTTAACCAAAGGTGCGTTGTTTTGCGAAGTAAAAATAACAGACGAGGGTGTATTTTGTGTATGTAAAAATTATGGGTTTGGAAATAGGTACTTTCAAATATCACTCGACAAAAACCTGATTTTTCAAAAACTAAAGGACCAAGAATTGGTATTGATAAATGCGTTGGATAGTTTGGTTGTTTAAATATAATTATAATTATATTGAATATTTAATATTTTATAATTTATATATGACAAAAAGTCGAAAGTATCAAAGGTATAGCAAAAAGGGTAAAAAGAGAATTACAAAACGCCGAAGAAAAACAATAAAATCACGCCGAAGAAAACAACACGGAGGAAGTCAAGAACTTATTGACGCGGTGAAGAATGATAACGTAGAAGTAAAACATGTCAAGGAACTGTTGGCGAATTCGGACACCGATGTCAACTTGGAGGACAGCGATAAAAGAACTGCCTTATACTTGGCTGCGGTGAGGGGTCGCACAGACGTAGTGAAGGTTATTTTGGAACACGGTGCGAATCCTAACCTAGCGGACAAGTATGGACGAACTGCCCTGCACGCGGCTGCGAGAGAGGGGGACGTAAATATGGTAAGGGAACTATTGAAACACGGTGCCAACCCTAAAAAGAAGGACGAAGATAACAAAACCGCATACGACACCGCTAAGTATTATGACTATGAAGATGAACCAAACGCTACAATAGTAACATTCGATAATTTCGAAAAAGAAGAAAAGCAACAACAGAAGGATGTCAAAAATTTACAGGCGGCGAATAAAGAGGCGATTAAACAATCCGAAGAAGAATACAAACAAGGTAAAATTTTAGACCCCAAAACAAAGGTTTTGGGTAATAAAGACTTGACAGGCGTAATGTCTGGATATTTGGGAAAAAATAGGTTCGAAGAATAATAGGTTCGAATTATTGACATATCAAATGATAAGGACCACAATGGTTTCCTCCACCAAGGGTGCCATAAAACGATAAAACATAAACGATAAAACATAAACGATAAAACATAAATGATAAATCATAATTCATAATATAACTTTTTAATTTTGTTAATTGTTGTTTTCTCAGCATATATTAGTATGAAAATAGTTGTTTTTGATTTAGACGAAACGCTTGGATATTTCACTCAATTTGGAATATTTTGGGATAGTTTGGTTAAATACTGTAAACACAAAAATAAACAACCAATAAATAACGAATGTTTTAACGAAATATTAGATTTATATCCCGAATTTTTAAGACCAAACATAATAAACATTTTGAATTATTTAAAAGGTAAAAAAAAATCAAAGTGCTGTCATAAGATGATGATATACACCAATAATAATGGCCAGAATAAATGGGCAGAACAATTAATCAACTATTTTGAAGATAAAATTAATTACAAGTTAATAAACCAAATCATAACGGCGTTTAAAATAAATGGAAAAAGGATAGAAATGTGTAGAACTACACACCAAAAAACACACGACGACCTTTTACGGTGTACAAAAATTCCACAAAACGCTGATATTTGTTTTTTAGACGACGCCCCTCATCCTAAAATGGTCCACGAACGTGTATATTATATAAATGTTAAACCTTATTATTGTGATTTAATGTTTGGTGAAATGGTGGAAAGGTTTAGTCATAGTGATGTTGGAAGGTATATAATAAAAGATGATGAAATTAAAGAATTTAACGAAACTATATTGAAAAACATTAAATTGTATAATTATGTATGTAAAAGTAAAACATGTGAAGACTGTGAACGAGATGAAAACGTAGGAGAAGAAATAATTCCCCATTTAAGGTATTTTTTTGGTATAAAACGATACGAGACAAGAAGAATGACACGTAGTCATACAAAAAACAAAACAAGAAAAAGATAAAATTATACATCAAATGGTTATAGAGTATCAAATAATTTAGGGAAGGTTGCATTCGTCCATTTTTTTAATTTTTCCTGGTAATTTACAATATAATTATTTAGAGCAGTGGTGGTAAGAATGAACGTTCCCGCATAGAACGCAATTTTCCTATCTAAATTTGTAAATTCGTAAGTGGAACGAAGAGGGTTAAACCGCCACATTAAAAATAAACAAATATATATTCGGATGTAATAATAAATGTCATCTAGATATTCTTTCGCTTTTATAGAGGTTCCGAGAGAAGTCGAAATTATTAGAATATATGAAATACCCACAATTATGTCAAAAAAATTTTCTTGAAAACGGTGTATGTCTTGTTTATTCATAATATATTAAAATATATTAATTAATATATTAATTTCATTATATCAAAACGATAGACGAACAAAAATAATAAGTGTTTGATAAAAATGTTTACAAAGTTGAGTTATTTATTTAGTCGTGTATGCTAAAAATATGAATACCTAAACTAATAAATCAATAGTAAGAATTTCATTAGTACATAATTACAAAAGTAACTAGTAAACAAAAACGAATAAAAAATAATTAGTTACAAACAAATACTAATTATGTGCTACAATCTCTACTCTATTCTATTCTATTCTATTCTACTATATCAACGAACGACAACCAGAAAAGGACAATCAGAGAACGCATTCTCACCGATTATTGTCGCGCTATTTGGGATGACAACGGAAGTCATCGAATAACATCTATGGAACGCACCATCCTCTATGAACGTCACGCTATTTGGAATGACAACGGACGACAACAAAGAACAACCACAGAACGCATCCATCCCGATGCTTGTCACGCTATTTGGAATGACAACGGACGACAACTTAAAACAACCATAGAAGACACAAGGACCGATTCTTGTCACCTCATAAGTGTTTCCATCATTAGACACAGACGAAGGCAAGACTACCTCACCATAAACATTTTGGTCCATACATCTGACGACTTCTGCCTTGTTGTCGTCGAGGAAATACATAATTCCATTAGATATAAAGGTTGACATATTGGTAATGTAATTATTGATTCTAAATACGTGTCTTTTCTAGGACGAATTTGATTTCATTTTTTTATTACTTAATTAAATTAATTAATAAAGTTTTAATTGGACGTGTGGCAGTTAGACAATAAATAAATTGAAATGTATTTAGTATATATTGAAATAATAATATGTAATATATATAGATATGAACACTTCAACTAATAAATCGCAAGAATGTGTGTCAACCATTCAAAAACAAACCAACCAACGAATATACGATAGAAACATTCCAAGTTCGGTTCTTCAACCCTACATAAATGTCCGGCCCGTAATGACAAAATACTCTTATTTTCCGATTGTGGACCCCCGAAAGAAAATAGATGTGCCGATGAAGCAAGTGCCTACATATAACGTAAACAAGACGTTTAATCCAGGTAATGATATGGCTCCTTGGTCTGGGTTTTCGTCGAATATCAATTTAGAATCCGAACTTAGAAACCAGGTATATGCGCTTCAAAAATGTAGTCAATCGGTATATGTTCCAAACAGCACGAGTGATTTGTACGATTATACATTCAAGTCGGTTAAACAACCGAGTCCGCACGATTTATTGTTTCAAACCGACAGTTTTGGTCCCTTTAACCCAAACCCGAATGCTGACGTAATAGGCAGTGGAATTTTTAATAATAGTACTAGATGTCAAGTGAAAGATTTAACCAAACAATCTCACTGAACTCATTAGTAAACTAATTATATTGTATATTTAAAAATATATACAATATATAGTATGAGGACTCGGAGAGAGAGAAAACACAAATATTTAGATGCGACAAAAATTAAGAATTCGTTGAATATACCTCGTTCGTTAAAAATGAAAAAACGAAAAGGGGGTGCTAAACGAACGAGCGATGCTAAACGAACGAAGAGCGCCTCCAAATATAATAACACAAAATCCAATCGTGTCCCCAAAAAACATAATAATACAATAAAATTGGAAAAGGTTAATTGTAGTCCAAAAGATAAACACGAAATAAACGAGTTTTCGTGTTATACGAACAAATCGTTGTATAAATTGAGAGGGTTGTGGAACGACCGTCATCCAGACGCAAAAATTATGACAAATTCAGCAAAGGAAATACATCGCCAAATAAGTGAGAAGTTAAGCGGGACGTGCAATAAAGAGTCATGTTGGATAAAGCAATACGGAGATTTTGGAAAAATTAAAAAAGAAATGATTGACGAAACCTTTGCTCCAGTTTCGCCGAAAGAATGGAAGAAAAATCCAAACGAATGGCTGTCAAGCGTTGACATTATGGACGTAATGAAACAATACGAACGTGCGTATAAATGTTTTGATTTCATCGGTCCAAGTCCTATAGATTTCGACACGAGGATGTTATATGGGGAATGTGTCTGGGACGAGTTATGTAATTTTAGTTTAAAAGACCAGCTAAAACGAAATAAAACAAAAATAGGCATAATATTTAATACTGACCCCCATGACAAGGGGGGAGAGCATTGGATATCGTTGTTCATCAATATTAAGAAGGGTCAAATTTTGTTTTTTGACAGCACCGGAGATATTATGCCTCCTCAAGTAAGAGTATTAATAAATCGAATTAAGGAACAAGGAATGCAATTAGAAGATAAAATAAATTTTAAGATAGACGACACCAAGGGGGTAGAACATCAGCGCGGAAATACCGAATGTGGTATATATTCGTTGTATTTTATCATACATATGTTGAAGGATAAAACGAGTGAGCATTATTTAAAAACGCACATAATAAGCGACGATGCCGTAAATAAATTTAGGAAGATTTATTTTAACGAGTCGCTATGAATTCGCATTTTAGCGTCTTTTTCTTCGGTATGTTCTTCTTCTTCTTCTTCTTGATTTTCTTCGTGATCGTTTTCCTCCATTATTGTCAATCGTGACATCAAGTGCTCCATTAGTGCATCATTTTGTTCTTATAATACTATAATAATAATGTATAATGCCTAAATATTATACACCTTTGAACATTTAAAATGCCGATTAATTTTTTACTAACGAAATAAATTTAATTGTTTTTTCTCCATAAGTATTAATTATAATATTTTTAATCATAGATTCATCAAAGTCTTTATCATTATAAACAAATGTAATTTCATTTGAATTTTTACAATAATTTTTAAAATTTAATATTCTAGATGAATATCTTTTTCGAAATTCTTTAAAATTATTCCGAGTATAAAATTCATCATCATTTTTCCCTTCTTTAAATAAATGAGAATGTCCCGCTCCCTCGTGATTGAAAATAATACCATTTTTATTAGTAATACATGTTAATCCTTTTCCAGCGGATTTCCTGTCACCGGCTCCATTACCCCATGTAATAATTTTTAAATCATCAAAAAAAATATTAAAATTAGATTCGAGTGTTTTACATAATGCCTTAAATGATGTTATACACAGGTCAAATGGACAACTATTGTATCCATTTTTTTTAGTTAAATTAAAATGTTCTTTTAAATAAATTCTTGGATTACAATTTTTTCCTAGAGATATTTTTATATTATTCATTATATATATATATTTTTAAAATCCGGCATTTTAAATGTCTAAATATTATAAAACAAAAACAAAAACAAAAACAAAAACAAAAACAAAAACGAAAAACATATAAACATATAATTTTATATATTTATATATGAATAATTTTTTAAACAGAGATAACGTAAGCACCATTTGGGACGTGATAAGTGACGAGGTTAATATTAAAAAATTTACGCCAGATTTTCAGGAAAAAATTGCGTCTGTATTTTCGTCGAATATAAAGGGATTTTATGAAACGGAAAAGGTGAAGACGGATAGTTTGGTTCAGTTGAATAAAAAATACATTATGTTATTGATTAATTATATTAAAACAAATTATCAAGAAAACAAACCGAAGCAAATTAAAATTTTGAACGACCCGCCCATAAAGGAGTTGATTACTTACGAAGAAATACACGACGACAAGAAATCCAAATTTGAACGCGATTTGAAGTCTCGCGAAGAAGAATTTAGCAGCGCGATGTCGTTAAAGGTTCCAGAAGTGCCGACATTTACTGACGACTCCAAGGACAACGAACCGATAAAGGAAATGGATAAGTTGTTAAAAGAAATGACAAAGAGTCGTAATTACGACATCGAACAAATAACCTCGCAACATCAAACGAATGCGACCGACTGGCTGAGTTCGCAAAAAACGTCATTAAAAAATGAAAAAATAGTTTTAACGGAGAATTCATTAACGTATGATAAGCCATTTTCAACTCCAACGGAAGCAATGTCGCCGACAAAAAAGAATGTTACTTGGGACGACGACGATGGGTCGTCGACTTTAATTACTCCTTCATACACGGACCCAGAACCACGAACACCGCAAGATCTATACCAAGGGTCACGACAAGAACCAGATCCAGAAGAAATCAATATATTAAGTCGGTTTAAAAAAATAGTCCCTGACACGACGAATGGGTTGAAAAATATGATTGACATTAACGACGCACGCCTAACCAATTTAGAAGACGAACTTAAAAGCATCCGACAAAAAATAGACGATGTTCTGGAAAGGTTGAGTGCATCAAACAAATAATCAATTGTAACACCTTTTATCATTTAAAACTCAGATTAAAGGTGTAAAACACCAATTTAATTTATATTTAATATATTTATTATATATAAATAATGAAATTTGCTTTTTGTTTTTTAACATATAGAAATATATTACATCCAACAGAATGGTCGCCTTATTTTCAAAATAATAATATATACATACACCCAAAACAACGCGAATATATTAGCGACGAATATCGTTCTTTTGTTATACCAAATATAATAAATACGTCCTGGGGCGATCGTTCAATTGTTGATGCAACTGTCTTATTGTTGGAACAGGCTATGACCGATAACGACAATCAATGGTTTATTCTTTGTTCCGAAGATAGTTGTCCTCTTAAACCATATTCAGAGTTTTTGAATTTTTTTGAAAAACAAACAACGTCTATTTTTAATGTTATGGATAACAGCAAAAATTAAACATCTCAATGGTGGGCTCTTTGTAGGGCAGACGTTGAACTTTTATTAAAAAATAAATCAAGGTTTTCAAATATATTTGAGAATATTAATAAAAGATACCGAAAACAAGCAGTAGACGAATTATTTTTTTTAAATGCTCTTAAACAATTTAAATCAAATTATCTATTTAAAAATGGTTGTGTTCATTATGTTAAATGGTTTGCTGAATGGACATCAAAACATCCTACAGCATTTAATAGATTGTTAGAAGACGATGTACATAATATAAATACTAATTCTTGTTGGTTTATTCGTAAAACTTTTTCTACATTTGAAAATAAATTAATTGATAAAAAACCAAATTGTATTATTATGTGCGTAGGTTCTGAAAGTACAGGTACATATGATAATTTTTTTGACTATTTTTCAGATAGAGCAAATATATTTTTATTGGTTATGGACCCAACTAAATTAATTGAACAATCCGTACTTAGAGAGAAGAGTGAGCAAACCTTTTATGTTGTTTGGAATATGGTCGATAAAGCAATGGAAGTTTTATATAATAAATTTTCTTCAACGTATGATTCCGTAATTATATTGAAAGAAAGGTATAATTATTCTGAAATAATATATCCAACAGATACAACAAACTCAATAGACTTTTTAAAATCTTATGGAGAAATATATTCATTACCAAGAACTAATTTACCTGCGCCCGCAACGCAAATATTACCTTTATCCCAGTCAATTCCACCAACAAAAAAAATTCCATTACGCGAATATAATAGAAATTATAAAATAGCGTTTCTTTTTTTAGTTATTGAAGACATTAATTATCCAGATATATGGAGTGATTATTTTAATAGAAACGGTCATAATATTAACATTTATTGTCATGCGAAATATCCTGGAAAAACTAAAACTGAATGGCTACGTAGAAATATGGTAACAAATATTCGGCCTACGTCGTGGGGTAATATAGTTGACGCATATTTTAGTTTATTTGATGCGGCCGTTCAAAACAGAGATAATATGCGGTTTATTACAATAAGCGAAAGTTGTTTACCTATATATTCATTAAACGCATTTTTTAATATGTTAGATGTAGATGATTACAGAACTTCATACGTACATTTTATGAAACCAACACCATATGATATATCTGCACGTATTCAAAATCAACGAGGTTACGAGCGTTTTGGAGAATTTACTAAACATTATGCGCGATTTTGTTTATCAAGATATCATTTACATAAATTACTAAATTGTAATCCAAATGATATACAATTCTTTACACCATTAGACATTTAAAACGCCGATTATTATTGAAGTTCCATATAATTTTCATTTTTTAAAAAATTATTATACTGCTCTTCTGTGAAAAAATTATAATTAAGTAAATTACATAATATTTTTACTATTTCTAAAAATAAAAATGTTTTAGGATGACAACAAGATAGCATTAAATTAGTATTCTTAAAATTATATAATATATTTGAAACTTTTATATCTACATTATTTTCATTTTCACGATTTATTAAATTTTTTATAGAATTCGAAAAATCATTATAAATTAGATAAATAGATGGAATTTTAATTAATTTACAACTATTATTCGTTAGTTCACGTAATGTATTTGTATTAGAAAATAATGATTTATTTACATCTATATTTTGATATATTATAATATCACTATCTTTAATTGTTTGAATTGAATTATCATAATCTATTATTTTATTTTTACATTTCACACTCCAATTACCTAAAAATTGTTTAAAATCTTCACCATATAAAACCCAACAAATGTTATTATCTTTACTCAATAGTTGTTGAAAATAATAACATAATGATACAATTTGACAATTACCTATAAATGTTATATTCATACTTACCTTATACTAATATAATTAAAAACACATATGAACGACCAGAAAAAAATAAAACAAGAAAACATAAATTAAAGAATTATAAGGAGTAAAATAATCGGCGTTTTAAATGTCTAATGGTGTAAAAAGATGCACGTTGGCGATGAGTTTTTCTTAACATTAATACACGCAAGAGGCGGCAACGATTTTATAAAACAATCAACTATAACATATGATAATTGGGAAGATGTCAAAAAAGAAGCAAATTCTATTAAAAATAAAATAGATAGAATTAAGATAGAATATGAACATCTGTCTAAACAAGAATACGACAATGCCAAACGTGAAGTTGACCAACTTACGACTACAATGAATAATTTAAGAAAAAATCCGAAAACATATTATGAAATAACCAATTATGATGTCAATAGAGCATTTAATAGTGGTGCTTTTTTTTGGCGTAAATTTCCTTCACATCCAATATTAAGAGAAATATATAAATATTATAATAGAGACGGAACTTTATTTATTCCCCGCGGAAGATATGGTGGAAAAACACGAAAACGTTTATTGAAGAAAGGTGTTTCAAAGTCGAGAAAAAGTAAAACCATAAAGAGTAAAACCAGAAAACCCAGAAAAACTCAATATAAACGAAAATTATAATTATCAAAATCAACTGTAATACAATCTACCAACCCTAATCCACCCATTTCACGACTTTATCTCCATTTTCTTGTTGTTCGTAGCTCCCAACCTTTAAGGGTTGAATACTTGGGTCCTTCATTGCGTTTTCATAAATGGTTTTGTCGTATAAATCTAGAACATTTGGGCTGACTCGTCTATACACATATTCTGTCCCGTTAATATTTATTGATTTCCCAGTCCATTGGACCGCTATTTTATTTGCCTTTATTCCTGCGTCGTTTTGTTGGTCGGTGTAATCTGGAACGTATGACATTTTGTTGTTTGCTGGGTCTCCAAAGTTCATACACTTGCCGTTGGAGTAAATATAACAGTCAAACGCAGACTCTTTAATTGCGTCGGTAAGTTGAGACGTTAGTTTTGCTTTAATTTCGGATATTTCAAAGAGGTATTGGTCGCTGGTAATGGCAACGCGGGGAATAGACTTGCTGAGGTCTCCGCGTTTAAGTTCGATGGCCTCGTCGGATTTTAGTTGAGATTCCGAAAAGGTCATAATATAAACAAACACTTCTACTGTTTGAAACTGAAGAGGCAACTCTTTATGGCTACAAATGCGTCGTGCGCGTCCGATGACTTGTTCTGACCGTACAGGATGCCAATATGGTTCCATAATATGAACGTATCTAGTATTTTTTAAATTAATGCCTTCAGACCCAGACGAGGTAATCATGAAGACCTTAATTGCCTCCCCCATATTATTGTTTTTGTATTTTGCGTTTAAATCAACTGAAATACTGTCTGGTATTTGGTCCCATTCGCCGTTATAAATATGACGAATTATCTCTTTTTCTTCGCTGGTTTCTGTGCCGGTATACAAAGCATAAGTAGGTTTGCCTAGATCTGCGTCGTTGATGTCGACGACCCAAACATTTGCGTGGTTCTTTTTAATTTTAAATCTGGCAAACCCGTTTTTCTCGAGAACCAAACCAAATATCCCGATTCCTTCGGCAGTTCTAAACTGACTGTATACTAAATGAAGACCTAAATGTTCTTTGTCGGTTATATTTTCCAACATATGTAAGAATTTTGGACTGTATGTTTGTAGTGCTTCTGTGGTTAAAAAGTCGTTGGAATTTTTTGCGATGTTGTCAATTGCTTGGGTGAGCTGCTCTTTGTAAGTAATTCCTCCGATTTCATCCAACACCTGGTCGCCCTCCACCTCGCCCTCTCTATCGTCTTCTGCTCCTTGCTGATATGCGACCTTGGTTCCTTCTTTAAGTATCTTATTAATATTATTTGTTTCGCCTTCGTCCTTGCTTTTTTCTTCGTCTTTTTCCTTGTCTTTATCTTTATCTTTATCTTTTTTGTTAATAATCGGGATGGGTCTTTCGGGCATGACAAAATTGCAAAATAATCTGGAAAAAATGCGATAAGTGGAAGATTGCTCCTTAAATAGGTCGTCTCCGGGAGCAGGTTTCTTCTTTTTCTTTTCGAATTCTCGTTCTTTTTTGCGCGCGCTTTCGTAAATTCTAAATTGAGTATCGCTCATAGGAATACGAATGATGTGATAATCTTCGCCGATTTTTTTGTTGTATCTTGGGAGCAAACTTTCTTGTGCGCTTTTAAAATAAGAAGAAAGACCGATTATGCGTCTTTTTAGTGCGTCCAAATTATTAAGCGTATTGTCGTTATAATTTATATACCGATTTTGAAACTCATCAAGACTATCCGGAAGTGCCTTTTTATTAATTACTTTAATGCCTGCAGGAACCACGGTTATGGCGTTTCTGCTTAAAATACGGATAATATTTTTTTCAAAATCCTCGTCCGATATGTATTCGTTATCAATACCCAATTCACCTGAACTTTTTTTGGCGACATTAGATACGCCTTGATAACTGCCATCTTTCTTAATTTTATTTTTAAATCCAAATGGATTTCTCGTAATGGTTAATATTTTGCTGGACGGCGAATAATCGAGGTAATCGTGAGATTTGTTCCCGACCAATAGTTGGTTAAGTGTAGCCTTGTCCAATTTATTTTCGGTCCCGACGACCAACGGTATTTTCCATGTTTTGATATACCCGCGTAAAATATTAAAAAGGATAGCAAACTCGTTCGGGTAATTAATGATGGGGGTGCCGGTTAATAAAATAATACGAGCGTTTTTTGCTCTCAACAACATATAATACAGTTTAACTGCCAAACTTATCGGGGTATATTCGCCGAATATATGGGTGTCGGTTTTGTCGCCGTCCTCTTTTTCTTCTTCGCCTCGTTTTTTGTGTTGCCTACTCTCTTCACCGTCGTGTGTTTTCTCTCTTTTTAACTTGTTGACAATACGACTGATTAAATTATGTGCCTCGTCAATTACCACTACACAATTATCAAAAATATTTTTAGTAAATCCTTCGGTGAATTCGCTTAAACGTTTGGCACGCAACCCGTTGTAATTAATGAATGTATATTTTTGAAGTATCATTTCGTTTAATTGTTCTTCCAGCACCTTTTTGTCGGCATCTCCAAGTGCTTCGTAATTGGACGCCTTTTTAACATTAATAAAAAATGCTCCGTTTCGTTTCGCGATGTATTCTTGGGGTAAATTCAACAGGTATGAAATAGTGGCGAGTGTCTCTGGTTGGTCTTTCACAGAAATCCATTCCCAATATTGGTTGCGTTTATAAATAAGGTCCCCACATTTTTTAAGTTCTTCCATGTAGTTGGCCCGCAACGATGCAGGGGTCATTACGACGACACGTTTGGAATCCTTCATGCCTTCGGCAATTGCGATGGACGTGCATGTTTTACCAGAACCGAGACCGTGGTATAAAAGGAGACCGCGATAGGGTGTGTATAAATTTATGTAATCACGAACTATTTTTTGATGAGTAAGTAGAGAGAATTGTGTAGAGGTCTTGCCGATGGTGTCGCAAGAAATGCTTTCCTTATTTTCACTAATTTCTTTTCTGTATGGTTCAAAGAGAGAATTGATGAAATTAACAAAAATCTCTCGGTTGTTCATATAATAATCAGAAACCTTGATTAAAACAGGTGGTGATTTTTTTGGTAGGCGACGACTTAATGGTGTGTCTCCAATCTCCACCAATGTTTCCGGTCCCAATATAGCGACCCCCTTTACGACATTTTTAGTAATGCGTCCTTTTTGTTTGGGGACTTTAATCGCGACGACGGCATCGTGGGTCGCAACCGCATCTTTGTCTTCGTCTCCTTCTGTAATTTTATAAAGGTTTTTATTAGGTTCGTCCTCATCGTGATCGTCATCGTCTTCGTCCTCAATAATGAACAGTTTTTTATCATCTACCTTTTTAAGTTTTTTAACGATTGGTTTAGATTTTATGGTTGGATTACGCATTGTAACGATTGGTGTCGGTTCGGTTGGTTGCTCTATATTTCTCTCTACGTTCTTGTTAACAGACTGAATAGAAACCCTGGACTGTTTGCTTTCTGTTAATCTTTTTAGAAAAGATGCTCTGTCAAAACCGGTGTTTGTTTCGTCGACGATTTTAGTGATTGGACGAGTCTCAATTTCGCTTTCATCGTCTTCTATGACATTATCTTCTATCTCTTTATCTTCTGCGTCTTTATCTTTATCGCCTTCTTCGTCTTTATCTTTATCGCCTTCTTCGTCATCATCGCTTACTTCGCCTTCTTCCTTTTCACTTTCCGGTCGTTTTTGTATAATTGTGGATTTTTTTTGTATTTTTGTTGTTCCGTTGATAATAACAGCAACCTTTTCTCTTTCTTCCACGGTTGGTTTTACCATTAATTTTTGTTTCAACGTCTCTAAATGATTCATTATAATATTTAAATATATAAATTTATATATTTAAATGTAAATTCATTAAATTTAATGTAAATTTATATATTTAATTGTGTAAAACAACGAGTTACTTAAAGTAAAAATTTTAAATTCATTAAATATATCCATACGCTTTCAACGTGTTCGAAATAGCAAAATGCACGACATCAACATTAACCGCATTTCCAAAGTGTTTGTATGCGACTTGGTCCGTTGTATGCATTTGAAAACTGTCAGGAAACGACTGAAGTCTCGCACACTCTCTAGGTGTAATATACCGGCGTTCTTTGGCATAAATGGGTGTTTGCACGATTGCGACAAGTGTTGGGAAATACTTGTTTTTTTTTACTCGTATTCCGGATTGTCGTAGTTGAATAAAATGATTGAAAATGCTCTCATCTGGTTGTTTTTTACCGGTTTGCCATTCCAATTTTCCATAAATTTCCCGCTTTTTTAGCAACCCCATGTTTGAGTCATACCACTCGTCCCATTTTTCCTTGTATTTATTATAAAGTGGTTTGTTTTTTATGATATAATCTTGTTTCCATGCGGCAAGTTGAGAAAATTCGGTGTCTGTGTAAAGCGTGTTAAACTCGTGACACATTATTGTAGGCGATAACGTTTCTCCAACTTCCACGTGCTGAATCATTTGGTCCCACGCGGTTAATACGTTTTCGATTTCTGTTGAAATTTTGTATTTTGCGGTTTTATTAGTGTCTTTTTCCAAAATAGCATCTACATTTATGGGAGTGTTGGGAACATCCATATTAATTATTTTAGATGCGTCATATATATCGTTGCGAATACATACAAAAACCACTCTTTCCCGTTGTTGAGGAACCCCAAATTGATGCGGACTCAATTCATAAATTTGTTCGTCGTTAACCACATATCCTGTTTCGTTGATGCGTTTAATGATGTGTTTCAATACGTTTCCGTTGTCAATCTTTTTAATATGTTTTACATTTTCTAAAAACATGAATTTTGGACGTTTTTCGCGTACAATATTCAATATATATTCAAATAATTGTCCGCGGTCGTCGGACAACCCCTTTTTCTTTCCCGAATTTGAAAAACTTTGGCACGGAAACCCTCCACAAAGAATATCAAAATCTGGAATTGTTTTTACATCAATTTTGGTTATATCTCCCTCCGGTTTTAATCCATAATTTTGTTCGTATATTTCTCTACATTTTGAGTCGATGTCAGATGCGAACACACACGTCGCATTCAATTTCACGAGTGCTTGGTGAAATCCGCCAATTCCACAAAACAAATCGATAAAACGAAGTCCGGACGTCGTTGAAGTAACGATATTAGTTTGCGGTATTGTTTCGGACGCAGACACGTTATCTTGAATGGGAGACAAATTTAATTCGACATTTTCAACAACATCACACGATTTATTATTAGAACCACACGGAGTTTTTCTGTTCAGGTGTCGGGTATAGGAGGACGTTGTCGAAAATTGTTTTTCACACTTATTGCAAATATTTATTGTCATCGTATTTAGTTACACTAATTTATAATATTATATTTAATTTGTTTTTTTATAAGTTTAAGTGTCTCAATTTCAGTTATCATACTTCAAAATTATCAATATAATTAATTGCCTCGTTGCATGATTGTTGTTCTGCCTTACGTTTAATTTTATGTTGTCCGCTCCCCATAAATATGAACGCCTTCCCGTTTGAATTAAAATAATCTTGTATCGCTTTAAAATTTTTAAACTGATCAATATTAACGGCATTTGTGTGTTTAACGTTATAAATTTGCTGTCCCAAACACAAATATACTCCCATTTTAAACCCTAAATCATCGTCTCGTTCAATCTCTAAATAATGTGGCGTGACCTTGAACTCCTTTTGAATTTTAACTTGGAGGATATTTTTATAATTATCGTCGTTTTGAATAAGTTCAACCCAATCGATATGTTTGTCGAATATATTTTCAACAAACTTTTGTGCCATTTGAAACCCAGGCCCAGTGACAAACATGGTATCAAACCAGTTTTCGTCGTCTTTAACAACTATTTTATTAAAATCAAGAAACAACGCCCCAATAAAAGACTCGAACAAACATCCCAACTTTTTAAGGTTGGTTCTAATTTTTTTCTCTTCGGCGTGTTTAGAAATGATAACCCATTTATGTAGTCCCATTTCATAAGCGATTCTGCCGATTGCTTCATTTTTAACGATGGCGATTTTTTTCTCGGTCATAAACCCCTCGTCTGCTTTAGGAAATCGTCTATATAGCAAATATTTGGCGATTAACTCGAGAACCCCATCACCCAAGAATTCAAGACGCTCATTGGACTTGCTACTAAGAGGTAAACAATCTGCCGGTTTTTCAACGATGGTGATGTTTTGTTGGGCGTTTTCGATGTTTGGACGTTTGGTATAAGAACGGTGAACGAATGCTCTCTCATACAAGGCGATATTGTTAACGTTCCCAGGAATTTTATATTTAGTAAGAATAGATTGAACGTCGTTCAATGTAATCTTAATATTAAGAGGATTGAATGGATTAAATATAAGTCCTTCGTCAGTTTTAATAATGTCTCCGTCATTTGAGATTTTAAATTCGTCCGTCATTGTTATAAATATTTAGATATCTTTATATAATTTTGATATAACATTATTGGTCATTAATAAAATGGAATAAAATAAAATAAAATGTTTAGGTAGTATATAATGGTTTTAATGTCAGCAGGTAAAAGCGCGAGAAATCAGGCATCTATTGTTAATAGAACAAATACTTGTGGTGGTATGAAGAAGGCTGGTACTGCTCCCAAAGTAGGTTGGTATTTGTCAAGCAACGTCGGTTTAAAGGGAGCCCCTCAAACGCTTCCCATAAAGTGTGTCGGCAACACAACCGTCCAAACCCAAAGGATCGGTTACCGTGCCACACACAGTGGAACCATGGGTTAAACTGGTGGAAACACAAGTTAAAAAAATCTTTTATGTTTATTGTAAAAAATATATATTATTTAAATGATTTAATAACATTTTATTAAAGCATTTAATTTGAAGGATGCTTATAAAAGTTGATATTCGTGAACAAGATTTGATTCAAAAGTTGGAACACTTAATAAAAACAAATGCGACCTTTAACAAGTTAGAGATGAAGACCGAGGTATTGTCTATTGGAGACATTATTATAAACGATGGGGAAGAAGACAAACTGATTATAGAGAGAAAATCTATTACAGACTTGGTCGCATCCATTAAAGATGGTCGATATGAAGAGCAATCATATAGATTAAATGGAATAAATCACCATAACCATAATATTATTTATATTATAGAGGGAGACGTGAATCGTGTTAAATGTTTTAAATTTAACAATTCTTTACAAAAGCAAACCATTTATTCTGCGATGTTTTCATTAAATTATTATAAAGGGTTTTCGGTTTTGAAAACGATTTCTTTAGAAGAAACGGCAGAGATGATTTGCAATATGGCATACAAAATGAATAAAGAAATAAGTAAAAAATCATATTACCAAGCATTCGTCGCAACAAATACCGAAATAAACGAGCATCAAATAGACAGTTCTGGCAACGTTTGTACCAAAGAAGTCGTTTGTACCAAAGAAGTCGTTTGCACCGTGGAACAAAGTGAAAAAGATTATGTTTGTGTGGTTAAAAAGGTAAAAAAGGAAAATATTACTCCTGATAATATAGGCGAAATAATGTTGTGTCAAATTCCAGGGGTTAGTTCGGTTACCGCACTTGCTATTATGGAGAAGTATAAATCGTTGCCCGTTTTAATTAAAGAGATGGATGAAAACGCCGATTGTTTAAATGACATTAAAACTTCCAATTCTAAAGGTCAATTGAGAAAAATTAATAAAACGAGCATATTAAATGTTGTTAAATTTTTATTAAAAAAATAAAAATATATATTATGAAGACGGAAATGACAAACTTGTTTTTATTTATTGGTATATTCGTTGTATTATATTTGTTTTTCCGTTTTTTCAATTGTAGCACGATTGAAGGAATGACAGACGCTTCTGGAAATGCGGTAACCCCGCCTCCAAATGGGGTTGCTGGAAACGCTGGTTCATATGGGGCCATTATAAAATCGGATACCATAAAAATGCAAGACACTTTTTTAATAACCAAATATAGAACCGAATATGAAACGGTTGTTTTAAATTTAGACGATTTTATAAATAATTTAATGTTAAAGGTTGCGTTGTCAATAGACACGAAAAACCCAGGCGACGGAGTAAAAAAATTAGCGGAAATGAATCAAGCCAAAGTTGCCTTAAACAGCGTAATGAAATTTATTGATGGAACTAAATAATATTTATTTTGATGAGTTATTCAGCGTCAAAATAAATAGTCATTATTAATTATTCTATTTTTATACTGACCTCATTTCCAGAGTAATATCCCTTTTTAACTAAATCTGAAGTGTATGATGCCCCTCCCCAGTTAGAGTCCATCGGGTTCGGACTTTGTTTTGCGGTTTCTTGTTTAATATTCATCTGGTCTAGAGGTGTAGTGGTTCCTACATAATAACTTGATTGGTCGTATGCGGGGTAAGAATTTTTGTTATAAGGAGGATCGTTTCTGGTTGCGTCAACCAATTTTGTTGGGTTGGGGTATGCTGGTTCGCCAACCGGTTCAAGTGCTGAAACTGCTAATAATGGGTCTTGCGATGCTATTCCTATAGGGGTTGCAATAGACGGAGGAAGACCTGCTTGTGGGTCGGAAACACTTGGTCTTGATTTATAAACACGTTCGCCTTGTGCGTCGTATGTTTCTTGTAAATACAATACGGGGCATCTAATGTTTTGACTTTTTTGCCAATCTAAAAATTCTGTATAATCTTCTAAATTGTTAAACTCTATTGGATTTACTCCAGGAACTTGTGCCAACTTTGAATTATATAAATAAAATTTTGAACCTTTTTGTATTAGTAAATTAGGACATCTGGATGGTTTAGAATTGTTATTTTTAAACCCATCGGTGTTGGATGGAGTATTTGTTGCGTAAAAATAAAGTCCAATTAAAAATACCATTATAAATAAAAAGGTAAGAAGTGTCATTATATTATATAATTATTAAAATGTGATGCTTTATTTTCTATTATTATAATAAAATGGTTTATATAACAATTAATAAATACTCACCAAAATTAATAAAAAAAGTAGACGATTCCTTAAAACATAAAAAGACCTTTGTACTGTTTTACATGGAGGGGTGTGGTCCCTGCAACGCAGTGCGCCCAGAATGGAATAAACTTCAAAATGTATTAAATTTGTCGTTTCATCGTCGTAAGGATGTATCTATTGTTGACATAGACCAAAATTATACACGACATCTTAAACATATGAAAAATGATTTACGCGGATTTCCCACAATGAGATTTTATGAAAATAATCAATACGAAAATTACGAAGACAGTCCTATATTGAATAAAGACCGAACCATCGATTCGTTCGTCGAGTGGATTAAATTAAAATTAAACGACAAAAATATAACAAACAACGAGATAAAGGTAAACACACATGGTTCGCAAGGTTTAAAAAGAAAAACGATAAAACATAAAAAACATAAAAAACATACAACAAAGAAAAGAAAACATACAACAAAAAATAGAAGAAAATCAATGAAACAATAATTATTATATAATATTATATATAAGAATGTCTGGATTACCGCGTGTACCAACACACGTTATTACCCCAAACACAAACACAAATTTGTTACCTAGACCCCCTAGTCACTTTCCCGGTGCGAAGGTACCAACCCACAAGGTTGAAATACCACAAAAGACGAAAGAAGAATTACAAAAAGAATATAATATATTATTGTATGAAATTTATTCAATACTTATAACATCTTGTAAAAATACAACTATAAAAAGTATGAACGACAAACTTATTAATTTATCAAACCAAATAAATGCGAAAGGAGGTACACGAAGAAAAAATATTTATAACACAAGAAAAAGAAAAAATAAAAAACGTGTTCATACACGACAAAAAAATAAGACAACACGAAAAGTAAAAAGGACAAAAAGAAGAAGACACAAATAGATTTAATATATTTATATGATTTTGTATTATTAATTTTTTACATAACAAAATTTAAATTCTTTTCTACACATTGGACAAATGTATTTTTTTAACTGGTTAATACAATCTAAACAAGCGTTATGATAACATTCCGTTAAACAATTTGATTGTTCTAAACAGACACAACAATTATCGGTAAATACAATATTATCTTTTTTTATTGTTTTTATTTGCTTATACAATTTATATTCTCCATCAATTATTTTATATGTTAAACCTTTATTTAAACTATCCAACCATTTTATTATTTGATGATTATAAATATCATTTATATCAATACAACTAATGTCAATATCAGGTTTAATTTCATACAACCACTTTGCTACATCTAAATGACCGTTTTTACAACTATTTTTAAACGCAAATTCATAATAAACACTAATGTCAATATCAGGTTTAATTTCATACAACCACTTTGCTACATCTAAATGACCGTTTTCACAAGTAATACTAAACACATAATCATAAAACGCGCAATCATCATCAGCACTAATATCAATATCAGGTTTTATTTCAAGTAACCACTTTGCTACATCTAAATGTCCTTCTTGACAACTATTTACAAACGCATATTCTTGAAGAGCACTAATGTCAATATCGGGTTTGATTTCGTATAACCACTTTGCTATATCTAAATACCCGCTTTCACAACTACGTCTAAACGCAAATTCATCATCAGCACTAATGTTAATTGTGGGTTTTATTTCGTATAACCACTTTGCTACATCTAAATTACCTTCATGACAAGTTATTCTAAACGCACCATCATCATCAGCACTAATGTCAATCGAGTGTTTTATTTCAAGTAACCACTTTGCTACATCTAAATGAAAGTTTTTACAAGTTACTCTAAACGCAAATTCATGATTCGCACTAATGTTAATATTAGGTTTTATTTCAAGTAACCACTTTGCTATATCTAAATGACCTTCTTGACAAGTTACTCTAAATGCGTATTCATCATCAACACTAATGTCAATATCGGGTTTGATTTCGTATAACCACTTTGCTATATCTAAATGTCCTTCTTGACAAGTTACTCTAAATGCGTATTCATCATCAACACTAATGTCAATATCGGGTTTGATTTCGTATAACCACTTTGCTATATCTAAATTACCGTTTTCACAACTACCTATAAATGCATATTCATCATGAGCACTAATGTCAATATCGGGTTTGATTTCGTATAACCACTTTGCTATATCTAAATTACCGTTTTCACAACTATATCTAAATACATGTTCTTCCTCAGCACTAATGTCAATATCGGGTTTGATTTCGTATAACCACTTTGCTACATCTAAATGACCGTTTTCACAACTACCTATAAATGCATATTCATCATCAGCGCTAATGTCAATATCGGGTTTGATTTCGTATAACCACTTTGCTACATCTAAATGACCGTTTTCACAACTACCTATAAATGCATATTCATCATCAGCGCTAATGTCAATATCAGGTTTTATTTTATACAATTTTTTAGCATCATCTATATAACCATTTTTACACATAACCCACAATAATTTTGAGTAATTAATATCAATGCCAATATTCATATTCATATTCATTTAATTATATTGAAATTAATTTTAAATTAAAAATATTTCAATTTTTAATATTATAAAAAATTGAATTATCAAATTATAATAGAAATAATACAACAATTAACATAATCAACAATGGAACACATATTTAAGATTTTCGATTTCAACGTATACAATCAGGTATCCGCAGACCAAGAAGAAAATTCAGAAGACGATGAAGGAGGGCGTCCAAAAGACAACAACCAATTTGTTATACAAATGTTTGGGGTTGACGAAACCGGCAAAACTTATTCATTAAAGGCAGAAGGGTTTCGTCCGTTTTTCTATTTAATGGTAAACGATAAATGGACGATAAAAATGAAGGAGTCGCTATTGGGTCATATAAAACAAAAAATAGGAAAATACTACGAAAATTCAATAACCGAATGCAAACTTATTAAACGTAAAAAGTTATATGGGTTCGACGGAGGGAAAGAACATAAATTTATATTTATGGAGTTTTCGAACACCGCAGTGTTTAATAAGGTGAAGGACCTATGGTATTCCAATTATTACGACGGGCATAAATTGTTAAAGGATGGATACACCTTTAACGACACTAATATAAAATTATACGAATCAAACATTCCACCTTTGTTGCGGTTCTTCCACGTAAAAAATATAAGTCCGTCGGGTTGGGTTGCCATCCCCAAAAAAAGGCGTTTGTAAACAGCGGAGAATCGAAAAGTGTAAATTGCCACTTTGAGATTACAACAAACTATAAGAACATTATACCATTAAACGACAACGAGAAAAGGGTTCCTTATAAAATAATGAGTTTTGATATTGAGGCAAGCAGTAGTCACGGCGACTTCCCAGTTCCAATTAAAACTTATAAAAAATTGTCGACAAATATTATTGAATATTTTGAGAACTTGACAGTTGAATTAACAAAGGACTCTTGTAAAGATATTCTAAGAAAAATAATTCTCTCTGCATTTGGGTTTGAGAAAATGAACCAGATTGATTTGGTTTATCCGATTAAAAAGGTGAAAACTCAAGAACAAGTCGTTGAATTGTGTGAAAAATGGTTGAATACGTTAGTGTCAAATATGCGACCAACCGACGACTTGTTAAATGTCACTACCATCGAAAAAATGTTTGAAAAAATGGGAATAGATGAAGAAGACAACGGAGACCATCCTAATTATGTCAAAGCATATGACAATAAGAAGGCGACCATCGTAGATGTGTTATGCGATAAAAAGTTTGACCGTGATGGAAAGTTGAACGAACTGAACCAAACGTTGAACCAGGTGTTTCCCAAATTGGAGGGAGACAAGGTAACTTTCATCGGGTCCACCTTTATGAATTACGGAAATAAAGACCCTAATTTCAATCATTGTATAGCATTAAACACGTGTTCTACAAAATCGTTTCCAGAAAACACAGTGATTGAAAGTTATACTACCGAGAAAGAGGTCTTGCTTGCGTGGCAAAAACTGGTTCAACGCGAGAACCCTGACATCGTTATCGGATATAACATATTTGGATTTGATTATCAGTTCATGTTTAATCGCGCAGAAGAAAATAAATGCACCGAAGAATTCTTGAAATTGTCGCGAAACAAGGACGAAGTGTGTGGGATAAAAGATAAAGATACAGGAAAATATAAATTGGAGGAAAGTGTATTGCAAATAGCGAGCGGACAGCACGAACTTCGATTTATAAAGATGAACGGGCGTCTTCAGGTGGACCTGTATAATTATTATCGTCGCGAAGTAAATCTCGTTTCTTATAAGCTGGATTATGTGGCGGGAAATTTTATCGGAGACGTGGTTAAAAGTTTGGAACACACCGAAACACAAACCACTATAAAAACCGGAAATATGACAGGTCTGTTGGTTGGTAGCTACGTTCACTTTGAAGAAATCAGTCATTCGGTAGAGTATTATGCGGACGGAACCAAATACGTGGTTGTCTCGATTGACAAATCGCTTAATACATTTACTATAACCGGAGTGGTAAAACCAGATTTTGAAAAAAAAGTGCGTTGGTGTTTGGCCAAGGACGACGTCACCCCCAAAGATATCTTCCGCATGACCAACGGAACAGACGAAGACCGAGCAGTAATCGCCAAGTACTGTATTCAGGATTGTAATTTGGTTCATTACCTATTTAACAAGTCGGACATTTTGACCGGATTTATTGAGATGGCGAAGATTTGTAGCGTCCCTATTAATTTCTTGGTGATGCGAGGTCAGGGAATTAAATTGACCAGTTTTATTTCTAAAAAATGTCGCGAAAAGAAAACGCTGATGCCAGTCATTGAAAAGGGCGATTTAGATGAAGGTTATGAAGGTGCGATTGTCCTGGACCCCAAGTGCGACCTGTATTTGGACAATCCAGTTGCATGTGTGGATTATGCGTCCTTATACCCGAGTTCCATGATTAGCGAAAACTTGTCGCACGACAGCAAGGTATTAACCAAAGAATACGACTTAGCCGGAAATTTGATTGAAGAATGGGGAGAAAAAGATGTCTCAAATAATTATATATATGATAATTTACCAGGATACACTTACGTAGATATTTCGTATGACACTTACAAATATTACAGAAAACATCCAAAGGCGGCGGCTGAAAAAATAAAATGTGGATACAAAATGTGTCGTTTTGCACAACCAGTAAAAAACGAAAACGGTGAAGGCGAAGCAATAATGCCGTCTATATTAAAAGAGTTGTTGAAGGCAAGAAAGGATACGAGAAAATTAATTCCGCAACAGACAGACGATTTTATGAAAAGTATTCTGGACCAGCGCCAACTTGGATACAAGGTAACTGCGAATTCATTGTATGGGCAATGTGGTGCTAAAACAAGTACCTTTTATGAAAAAGATATAGCTGCTTGCACGACGGCAACCGGCAGAAAATTGTTAACATATGCGAAACGAATAATCGAAGAATGTTATCAGGACAAAATATGCGATACAGAAAAATATGGACCGGTATTGACAAAAGCAGAGTACATATATGGTGATACGGATTCAGTATTCTTTACCTTTAACTTGCATACCCCAGACGGAAAACCAATAAGAGGCAAAATGGCACTTGATATTACAATTGAAATCGCTCAGGAGGCAGGCCATTTGGCTTCCAAGTTTTTAAAAGCACCACACGACTTGGAGTATGAGAAAACATTTATGCCGTTCTGTTTGTTGTCCAAAAAACGGTATGTCGGGATGCTTTACGAAACGGACCCCAACAAGGGGAAGCGAAAAGAAATGGGTATCGTGTTAAAGAGACGAGACAATGCCCCGATTGTGAAGGACATTTACGGCGGAATCATCGACATTCTAATGAAGAAGAAGAATATTCAAGAATCCGTCGAATTCTTAAAAGGGTGTTTGCAAAACATCGTAAATGAGAAATGTCCGATGGATAAATTGATTATTACAAAATCGCTTCGGTCTGGTTACAAAAACCCAAAGTCCATCGCACACAAGGTGTTGGCTGACCGAATTACGTCACGCGACCCAGGTAACAAACCGGGTTCTGGAGACAGGATTCCCTTTGTATATATAGTTCAGCCCGACAAGAAGGCACTACAAGGAGATCGGATTGAAACGCCCACGTTCATCCAACAACATAAATTAAAGATTGACTATTCGTTTTACATCACCAACCAAATTATGAAACCGGTTCAGCAAGTGTTTGCTCTGGTAATTGAAAAAATATGGGAGATGAACCACAAGCGTCCAAAGTTGATGCAATTTAATCGCGAGGTTGAAATTATGCGGAAAAAATATGCGGACGAACCTGATAAATTTTTGGAAAAACTTGAAGACGCGAGGTGTAAAGAAGTGAAAAAAATGTTATTTGATGAGTTTTTAAGGGATACAAACAACGCCAAAATAGGGGTAAAAAGTTTAAACAACTATTTCGCAGCAAAAAAATAAACGATGACCTTGATCGAAAATAAAATAAATTGTAATTATTTTTTATTTTATTTGATTTTTGAATTTAAGTATATAAATTCCGCTATGCATTTAATAAGTTAAAATGAGTTTATAGAGGCGGGTTGGTTTTTGTTCACGACCAAAAGCGTTGTGGTTATCCAAGTTCCAAGTACGAGCCACATATTCGAAATCATATTGGCTCCGTTATAAATAACCCACCGAAGACTTTGACATTGCGGAGTAGAAGTTATAAATGGGGACGCCAAAAATCCAAACACCGTTTTTGGCACACACAATTCAATATATAATTGGGACGCAGCATAATGTAACGAAACCCATAACATGTAAATCTTTAGTGTATTAAATAGGAAACAAATAGTTTTAATTATTATGTTAAACATAATAATCAAGTTATCACATAAAATTTGTAAAATCGTTGGTTTTGTGTCGTGTGTATTATTATCCATAGGTTCTTCTTTTGTGTCGTGTGTATTATTATCCATAGGTTCTTCTTTTGCGTCGCGTTTAAATTGCATGATGTTGGTTATATTTATGTAATTATAAATTTTTTATTTATAAATCATTTTTTTACATAATACGTATATAATTAATTATATAAATTCAAAAAATATGTAAACAGGCAGTCATCACGAGGAATTTCTATTTTGTGTAAAATCATTTAATAAATTAAGGAATACATCGTCATTTTGTATGTTATAAGATACATCCATCGGGTAATTATTAGATATATCGTTCAAAGACCCATTCGTTATCTGGTTTACTATACTAGTGATTAAACCATTATGTGTTGGTGTTTGTGTTTGTGTTCGCATTTGTCTTCTCGTTTGTGTTTGTCTTCCCGTTTGTGTTTGTCTTCCTAACGGTGGAGCAAGGTCGTTCAAGTTATTTCTAGGTGTCGGGTAAGGACCACTGTTTCTAGGTGAAATATACTCTCTAATATCGTATCTGCAAACTGGGCATCTACAATTGGACTCAAACCAAACATTTAATTCATCCGTATTAAAAATGTGTCCGCAGTGTCTAATGACAGATACGATGCTATCATTTTCGAAATTTTGTTGTAAAATCGGACACGACACATTTAATGGAGAAATTATGTCTCGATACAAAACTCGTCTTGTTGCTGTTTCAATTTGTGACTGAGTTGGAAAAATATCGATTGGTTGAAGAAAACTTTGTAAAAAATTAGCATATTCCATAGTTGTATTTATTTGACCATTTGGATAGTTAGTTGGATTGTTGGTCTCTTGTGTGGTTTCGGTGTTTTCGGTGGTTTCGGTGGTTTCGGTGTTTTCTGTGTCTAATGGATATGTAAAATATCGAATGCTTTCAATATTAAATTGTGGCAAATATTGGACTGGTTGTACGTTATTATTATTCGTCGCATTTGTCGCATTCGTCGTATTTGTCGCATTTGTCGCATTTGTCGCATTCGTCGTATTTGTCGCATTCGTAGCATTCGTCGTATTTGTCGCATTCGTCGTGCGTCTTCGGGTTGTGTCGTACGCATTAATGCGGTTTGTTGGTGTGTTTGATATACTATTTAATGTTTGTGTTATGGTGTTTCTAATGATAGTATTAGAAAAATTAAGTTCATCTATAATGGTGGTGTGGTTATTAATTTGACGATTATTTTCATTATACATTGTTTGTAAAATATTTATCAAAAATGTTTGGTCGTTGGTGAGACTATTTAAATTCGCTTGGTTGCTCATTAATATATATTATAATAAATATGTTTAAATATATTGGTCTATATAATCTAAATGAATATTGAAAACTATAAAAATAAAGGATTGTCTGGAATTGCTAATTTGGGGAACACCTGCTTTATAAATTCGTGCATTCAAATTTTATCGCATACATATGAACTGAACCATTTTTTAGACCAAGAAACATATAAACAAAAACTCAACAAAACCCCAAATGCTGAACTGTTGGTAGAGTGGGACGATTTAAGAAAAATTTTGTGGGGACAAAACTGCACTATTTCTCCCGGAAAATTTATTAAAACTGTGCAAACGGTTGCGAAATTCAATCATTTAGAGATTTTTACAGGCTTCTCTCAAAACGACCTTCCAGAATTTTTATTATTTATTATAAATAGTTTCCATTCTGCGTTGTCGAGAGAAATTAACATCACCATCACTGGAACACCGCAAAACGAAACAGACCAAATAGCAATCAAGAGTTTTGAAATGATTAAAAATATGCATTCAAAAGAATATTCTGAAATATGGAATTTGTTTTACGCGGTACAAATTTCCGAATTGTCTAATTTAGAAAGCGGTAAAGTTTTACAGATAACCCCAGAATCGTACTTTATGTTAGATTTGCCGATACCTCAAAATAATAAATCTCCATCTTTGTTTGATTGTTTGGATTATTATGTGGAAGGTGAAACGCTTGATGGAGACAATGCGTGGTATAATGAAGACACCAAACAAAAAGAAAATGTTGTTAAAAAGAGTAAGTTTTGGTCTTTTCCGAATATTTTAGCAATTGACTTTAAGCGTTTTAATAATTATGGACAAAAAAATCAGGTGATGATTACATTCCCTACCGATGATTTGGATTTATCTAAATACGTTGTCGGGTATAAAAAGGACTCGTATAAATATGAATTATATGGGGTTTGCAATCATAGCGGAGGAGTTATGGGAGGTCATTATACATCATATATTAAAAACGCAAACGGGAAGTGGTATCTTTTTAATGATAGAGCCGTTAATGAAGTTAAGCAAGAATCGGTGATTAGTCCAAAAGCGTATGTTATATTTTACAGAAAGAAAGATAATTCTTTACACAATTGAAGATTTAAACCGCTGTTTTTGAAAATATAATAAAAAGATATAATATTTTATTATATATGAGTATAATTTGTAGGTTGTCTATGTTTTAGTGTTTAAGTGATTTCGATTTCGATTTCGATTTTGATTTTGATTTTGATTTTGATTTTGATTTTGATTTTGATTTTGATTTCGATTTTGATTTTGATTTTGATTTTGATTTTGATTTTGATTTTGATTTTGATTTTTTTCCACCTGCTATTGTAAACGTTAATTCTTCCCACGGTGTAGCATCGAATAGTCCAGTAACGAATCTTTCGTGCAACACTCGAATATCATCTATATCATTGGTAATAAAATAATTACTATTATTACGTTTGAACGCATCATAAACATATGTATTTTTTAAAATTAATTCTAAATATGAATTTAAAAAAAAGTTAAGATTAACATTCATATGATGAAAAGTTGTTCCAATAATTTTATAATAATGTAAACTTGTTATTTCCTTTATGTTTTTTTTGATTTCTGGAATTAATAAAAATAATAATAGCATCTTATCTAATTGAAATGAGTTTTGATTTTGATAAAATAATTCATATAAATAAAAAATTCTCGCAACGTGATTTAGAGATTTATGAATTAGGTCTGTATTAGGTTCTTTTTGGTCTGGATACGAGTTTTTTTTTCTAACAATATATGCGTTAATGTTATTTGTTATTAAAGAATTATAATTCTGTATATTAAAAACTGTATCTTTTATTACTATTGTATTCACCTTCTGAGAATCCAAATTATAAGAGTCATCCGACATATTGAACTCGTGCTTTTCTTTATCAACTGGTATAATAAGTTCGACAACGTGGTCAATAGAAAAAATTTCTTCTTCTTGAATTTTACATACAACTTGAATTTTAAACATCGTTTGTTCTTCATTTAAAAAGGCAACAACATACATATTTTTAATACGCATAAATTTATATCCATAATTATCTGTTTTATGGTTTGTTGGAATATCGTCATACTCGTCTATGTCAAATTCTACCATATTTTCAATATTTGGAATTTTATCAACATTATAAACAAATTGGTCAAAGACCCAGGTTGTAAAATGTTTATAAAAAGAATTAATCGTATCATCTATATCTAAAAAATTAATAGAATATAGGAATTCAGGATCCGTAGTTAATTTAGGTGGATATATCGTAACATCTATATCACCTGTTGCGTCGCAATAATCGTGCATATTTAAATTATTAAAATGGACGTTTAACAATTCATAAACGGCTCCTCCTGAAAATAAATATAACGGACGTCTATCACCATTACTACAAAAAGTATTTTTTCTTTTGACTCATCAATATGCGTATATTTAGTTTCGGAATTATACGTATAATTGTTAAAAGGAATAGAAGTAACACATTTTATAAAGTATTCAGAATATGGATATATATAACCAATAAATATTTTTCTTTTTTCGTTAAATGTATATTTAAATTTTGGAAGTTTAATTAAAGGTTCCAATCCGCCTTTTTGTGTAACCATTATTATAAATACAACATTATAATATTTAGAAAAACTTCATACAATATTATAATATGAAGTTTTCTAAATACAGATTTATATTTTTTATAATATATTATTAACTAATTATAGTATAATGGAGGTAGTAAATACAACATCAACGGTTGACCCAGTAAATATGTATAATTATGTGAATGGATTTGTTTTAAATCCAATTATTTTTATCATTATATTATTAATTATAGTTGCTTATTTTGTATTTGCGTATTCTTTAACAAACTCTGAGATCACAAATGGGTCCGAAGGCACCAATTCAAAAGCAATAGGTGGAATAGTGATTGTGTTTTTGTTAATTTTATTAGTCGTGAACGCATTTCAATACTTTTTTAGCATAAATGTGTCTGCCTATGTTAACGGACTTTTCACTCCTACAACACAAGTTGATATTGTGGTGGATCAAAGCACTTATCAACCAACACCCGTTCCAGAAATTAAATTTAAGAAACAAGTATTTAATATTCCGGGCAATTATTACGACTATGAAAATGCCAAAGCGTTATGCACCGCCTATGGTTCAAATTTAGCAACATACGACCAAATCGAAAAGTCTTATAATAATGGTGCGGAGTGGTGCAACTACGGTTGGTCTGCCGACCAACTTGCGTTATTTCCAACGCAACAAAAAACGTATGATAATCTACAGAATATTGAGGGACATAAAAACGATTGTGGAAGACCGGGTATTAACGGTGGGTTTATAGCCAACCCTAAGGTGCGTTTTGGGGTAAATTGTTATGGGTATAAGCCTAAAATAACCAGCGAGGAAGAAGAGATTATGAAAGAGGCAACCCCGTATCCAGAAACAGCAAAGGACCTTGCGTTTCAAAAGCGTGTAGATTTCTGGAAAAACAAAGTAAATGATATATTAGTGTCGCCGTTTAATTACGACACTTGGGGGTCTTTTTAATTGCGATTTATTTACAATAATTATTTTATTGTAAATATATAATGTTTAATAACGAATTAACCAGACGATTTCCTATCGCAATCTCACCTGATAAAACGATGGTTCACTGCGAAGGTCAACCTATTAAAATAGAAAATATGCCTTATTACATAAACAAGTCCCAAACAAAAAGACACCTTAAAGTTGAAGATAAAATAAAAGTAATGTGCGAAGAAACGAATGCAACCGACGTTTCTATTAGAAAACGAATATCCTAATACTTATGCGAATAATAGTCCAATTATTTTTTGTTTTTTCTGGTAGTCCGAATTGGTTTGGTCTTTTTTTGGTGTTTGGTCTTTTTGTCTTGTTGTTTTTTAAATTTTTTATTATGTTGTTCTACTAATCCCAATAATTTATCGTGTAATTCGTCGTCTATTGCTTCGTCATTGACACCTTCGTCGTCGTCGCTAAAATTATCCATCTTTGATTTTCCGCCACCAATTAGGTTGTCATAGCTTAACGTCCAACTTGGTATAACCAAATTTTTAAACAAATCGGAAACATTCCCACCAGACTGATATGGATTTTCATTCATAGTTTTTATCGGCGACATGCCTGCTTTCATCATGATTGATTCTACACTAAATCCACCAGATTGAATCCCACCGCCATCGGTGTTATATACAAGTTCACCAGCACCAATATAATCAACATTATTAATATTTTTGGAGTCGTTCATATAAATTATTCATATATTAATTAATTGGTGGAAAAGCGCTTTATTTCAGGAACAATTTTAATGTTTCGGTTTTGTTTTATCTGGTCCATTATTAAATTTACTTGGGTTTCATTATTTATAACAGAACTTAACGTTTTTTCTAAATATTTAAAGGTCAGTGGTTCGGGAACTCTTGTGTTGGCGAATTTTAGTCTCCCATCGCCGATTTTAACGGTAGCATTAGATAGATTGTTGCTTTGTGCGTAAGTTGTGATATTTTTTTCTAATTCGTTTCTCTTCTCTCGTAACTCTTTAGTTTGTTCGTTTATTTTTTTAAGTTGATTGTCGAGAGATACCCATTGTTGTATTCGACCTTCAAAACTCATTTAATAATTATACCCAATATAATATAATTATTAACTCAACTATTTAATTTAACGTTTTCTGGAATGTGTTGATTTATTAGATTTGCGTTTATACCTTTGTTGCATTGCCAAAATTCCAAAAGGGACGATTGCTTGACTAATTACAGACCCTAAAACACCGCCACGCTTGTTTTTTCTACTGTTGTTTTTTCTACGTCTTCCGCCAGCTTGCGCCAACGCTAAATTGGAAGCGGTAGGGAAACCGACAGACGTGTTGGCATTTTGACCTTGGGCACCAATGCTTGATGCGGATTGACTAGGCGAATTAAAAACTCTGTCAAATTGTGAGTTCATTCCGCCATTCACATAAGACCCGTATGTTGCGGCAGAAGAGTAATTTCCTCCGCGGTGAACACGCTTTTGCGTTCTTCTTCGGCGACTGTGAGATTTGGTGCTTTTTCGGTAGTGTTTTGTCATTATATAAATAGAAAAGATTAAAAAAATGAGATGATTGTTTTATTCAAGCAAACGCTAATTACTTAAGTTGGATAATTTTAATGTTTTCGTTGTCCGTTTCTCTTTTGTTGTCCGTTTCTCTTTTGTTGTCCGTTTCTCTTTTGTTGTCCGTTTCTCCTAATTCATTATTTTGACAAAGTCTAAAACTACTAAATGGATTTTCGTCGTCCACGGTAGGATTAATTGTCTGGAGTTCTTCTTCTTGATTTTCTAATTGATAAGCGTTTAATGACGCATAATAATCTTTAACATTTTTATTTACTAGTATTTTTGACGCGTCGAATGAGGCGAGATACAACCCGGTTAAACTTTTAACTCTGGAAAGAGCAACATAGGTTTGTCCGCATTCAAATATACCGCTTCCAACATCAATTTCGGCAACATCCAGCGTTGCTCCTTGCGATTTATGAATGGTTAACGCCCACGCTAAAATTAGCGGAACCTGCGAAACTCCTATTCCTGGTATTTTATCGCTGGACCAAACGTGCCTTAACATTGTTCTCTCTATTCCATTATTAAATTTAACCAACGGACACCCTGTAATTTCACAAAACGAAATAATTTTCCCCTGACTTCCGTTACAAATTTCGACAAACCCACCGACGTCTGAGTGGATATTAACAACACACATAACTTGAGCTCCTATTTTTAATGTGATGTCCTTTTCACAAATAAGGTTGTTGGAAAGTGCGTCCAATTCAAACTGAATGTCGTGGTCGGTAAAATCTCGTCGCAAACATTTGTCATTTTTGGTCATTTCTAAATCCTTTAACTGCTTCATTTTAAAACCCTTTTCGTCGCCAGCTAGACCCTCCATTTTTTTATTATTGATGTTTTCAACCTTGTTGCGAGTTGGGAACAACCGTGTTGGTTCAACGATCAAATTAGGGTCTTGTGCTTTTCCGACAAAACTAAGTAGCAAGTCGTTTGACTTGCGTTTTATTTTCCCCTCGCGAATTTGGTTTAAAATGGTAGAATAAACATCGTCCGTTTGTCTAAAGATTTTAACTAATTGAACTTGACAGTTGCGAGAAAATGTCGTGTTCCAGTCGTCGCTTTCAAAACAAAATCGATGTGTGTCGGGTTCCTGTTTATTTCCAACAGGAGGCAACTGAAAGAAGTCGCCAGAAAATATAAGTTGTATTCCACCGAATGGTTTATTATTTTTTCTCACTGCTTTTCCAATTTCATTTAACAAGTTAAACATTTTTAAAGAGAGCATGCTTACCTCGTCAATAACCAATATATTTACATTTTTCCACAACGGTTTAGAGAATTTATTTTTTGTAATTTTTGCGATTAATTGTTCTGCCGTTCCAGTTCCCAGACCGATACCTGCCCACGAATGAATGGTCTTGGCTTTACAATTAAGTAAGATTGCAGCACAACCTGTTAATGCGGTTACTTGTATGTTTTTACGTTTAAGTGTTGCATGGTCATAAATCGTTTTAATTAACGCCGTTTTACCTGCTCCGCCAGGACCCGTAATGAATACATTTTGTCCTTGTATATATTTATTATAAGCGATTTGTTGCTCTTTAGAAAGTTCCATATTTGATTAATTTATTTAATACTCGATTAATTAATTCAATTTTATTATATTTTTATTTCGAAATAAAAATATTAGTATAATGAGAATCATTAGTATCATTATAAAAATTAAAAAAACAAGTGCTAAAGTAATGTATATGTAATGGTTTATTTCAAATAATATTATGTCTATGAATGGTTTCAGTAACATTTTAAATTCATTTTTAATATCGTCTCTTTTTAAAATATCTATGCATTGTTGAACGATTGTATCTTTCATAATAACGATGGATAAAAAAAATTAATGATTTATTCGGGATAATTTATTATAAATTATCTTTAATTTTAATATTATGGAAAATATATTTGAACTGAATAAACCATTTGACTTTTCAAAGTTATCTTTAGCACAACCGTCGGCAATTCAAGGTGGAGCATATTTCACAAAAATAGAACACGGGTTGAAACCGTTATATATACAAACCACCAAAAGTCAAACAAAACAAGGTATCTCTAAATCAGGTAAAAAACATTATTGTGATTTAATGTTTGACAAGAATTCGGAAGAAATAGTGAATTGGTTTGAAACACTGGAAGAAGTTTGCCAGCAGTTAATTTTTGAAAAGAGTGATACGTGGTTTCAAACTCCTTTAGACAAAAATGATATTGAATCGGTATTTAATTCAGCGATGAGAATTTATAAATCTGGGAATTTTTATTTATTGAGAACAAACATTAAAAACGATTACACCAATTCGCCGGTTATTAAAATTTATAATGAAAACAAAAAATCTTTAACCGTTGAAGACATTCATGCGGAGACACATATTATTTCTATTTTAGAAATTCAAGGCATAAAATTTACATCTAGAAATTTTCAGATAGAAATTGAACTTAAACAAATTATGACGGTAGAAGATGACCATTTTTTCAATAATTGTGTAATTAAATCACATAGAGATGTTTCATTTACGAAAAATATTAAAAATGACGAAGGCTTGATAGTTGACCCGATAGTTGACCCGATAGTTGACCCGATAGTTGACCCGATAGTTGACCCGATAGTTGACCCGATAGTTGACCCGAT